TTATTCGCCTCTGTATATCATTGGACTTCCATCAGCATTTACCAAAAGCGTGAGGCTGCCACAATTATATACGCCTTGCGATATAGCATACATTACCTTAGTTTCTTTATTGTACACTACACCAAACACACCTGAATCTTCCACTTTGATAAACATACTTGTTTCACTCTGATATGGCGTTTCTTCAGCTTTAGCACATCCTGTACAAATTACTATTAATCCTATTATGATTGCTACTAATATCTTATTTTTCACTATTTTCCCTCACTTTCTGCTATAGTTAGCAAACTATCTACAAGAAATCCATCTAATTTATCATACATTTCATCTAGCACATCATCAGTTAGCCCCTCATTTTCCAACTGCTCACAAAAATCCAAATCATCAGAACTTGAACCAAAATCTGTTTTCTTTGTTGTTCTCACATACTCTTTCCCTTTAAATACTAATATTTCTTTTGCTATTCCATTTTTAATCTCTACTGAATACTTCATTTACTTTCCCTCACTTTCTGCCTGTGGTGTGAAATTCCACCACTTTTCAAACTCGATATAGCACGATTCACACAAATCTTGTGGTTTATCAAGATATGGGTCACTATCATCATATACAAATTCTGCAATACCATACACTTCAGTCTTTTTATGATTCCATTTTTCAAATTCCTTTTTACATCTATCACAGTACATAATGACTTTACGCATACTTTGTTCCTCACTTTCTATCTAAAATCCTTAACATCTCCCTAACTATAGTTTGCTTAATTTCTGCATTTATTCTACGTTTAGATATTGTGCAAGGCTTGTTACAATAATTCAGCCTGCTGCACTTCTGGCAGTCTCCGTCAAGTTTCCATTGCTCACTTTCTTTAATAGGTCTAGTCATACTTCCTCACTTTCTGCCTCGGGTTCGATTGTAAAGACGACGTATCCTTCTTTCAATCCTAGTCCACTATGAACATAAGTAATGTTATAGACGCGTTGATTTAGTGGATGGTCACGATACCTAAGGGCTCCATCATATACTATAAATTTCACTTTATCTCCGGCGTTGTAACCTCTGTCGTTAAGTCTCACCTCAAACTTTTTTCTTCCATCAGCAATAGCATCAGCGTAGCTTCTGTCTATTTTAATTTCGTGTGTCATTCTTTTACCCCCTTGGCATTTTTGAGTGAAACAGGCATAAATATTTTTGTACCTTTCCTTTCGGCTTTCACATAACAGAAAGCCAAATCAAATTGAAAAAATCCGTATGCTTTCCAATCACAGACTTTTCCCATTATCTTTTTTCCGCTATTGCACTCATATGGGTCTGTAGAGATTCCTTTGCAGTGTGGACAAATAAACTCTTTTCCGCACTTCTCTCTCAGTTCATCAACAGTCTCAAACACAAATACATTATCACTGTCAATCAATGGTTGGTTGGCATCCTGATAATAATTCATAAACCAATATGTTCTGTCATCTTCCCATGATTTCAATATTTCTTTCCATGAGATACCTAATTTTTCTTCATAATGTCTTGCTCTATCAACTGCCCATTTATATTTCTTACAATATTCGCAATTGTGACCACAATCACTTTGGTTATCGCCATAGGATTTTAAATATTCTTTACATTTATCTGTGTAATGTTCACACCATCTGCCTTTAAAATCACTCTTTTCTTCTAATCCCTTAATAACATTATTTAATAATCTTTCCATTACTTTACCTCGTTTTCTGCCTTAAACATCTGCCATTATCTGAATAACCTTTTTCCAATAAGGCTCATACTTCGCTAATTCAGCCTTAACAATAGTATCAAACTCTTCATCCGTGGATTCGTCGTAATCACCGCTATCGGCTAATATATTTGCTAAGTCCTCTTCAAACTCGTCACGGTCAGTATAAACTATTTCATCATCGACATCCTGCTCACAATCAAGGATTTCTCCTATACTAAAACGCAAGTCTGGAGCATACCGCCAATGATAACTACAATCATCACAGCACACTTCGTAACTGCACAGTACAACAATAGGATAGTCAGGATGATCACTTATCAACTGTTTAAGTTCATCTGTTTGCTTTGAAAACATATTTAATGGTTTATACATTTTTATCCCTCGCTTTCTGTTCTAACCAAATCCTCGTATGTGAACATATCGACCTCACCATCTACCAATCGTTCCCACTTCTGGATAAAATCGGATATTTTCAATGTAGGCTTAGTGATGTTCATTACATTATCTTCACCAAATTCATTGATAAATTTTTGAATCCACCATGCCTCAAGGTCATTCAAAATCTTCTTGTTATCCACGTCACTCTTCCTGTGGTCATAAGGAACTTCCGTAATGACTTCAAACATCAAGTCGCATATATCGCCTTTCAGCTTACTCTTAACGTGTTCCTGCCATCTGAAGAACGGCATATACAACGATTGACCAACATAGTGTTTATCCATTTTGCGGTTGTAAATGTGGTAGATGTAACCGATATTTTTTGTACTATTGAAACCTTCTCGTGATTGCCACTCGCCTTCAATCATCCCAACATCTGCTTGAAATTTTTCCTTACACTTCCAATCGCAAAAAAAGTATTCTTTGCCATCCAATGTTTCTTTTGGAAATCCGTAATATCTTCCTTGTATATCTTTTCCACAACAAAGGCATTTTGTATGAACCTTTGTGCAATGATAGTCTGCATAACTCTTACTTGAATCCATCAGAATTGCATAAAGTCCATCACTCTTTCTAGGCTTAGCAAATCTATTTACATTACTCCGTTTTTTTACAATTTCCTTTGCTTTATCTCTAGTGAGTTCTTCACCGCTAACATAGTATTCGTCGAGTAATACTCCCTTTGTTCCATCTAGGTAGCTGTATCCCTTATCTTTCTCATTGTCTGAAAGCTTGAAATCATAAATGCGAACCCAATAATAATTTTCCATTTTTTTATTCATCTTTGCTCTCTTTTTTCCAAACAGGACATCTATTGCCAAAATCAAACTTCCACCCTGATTTTTTGATAAGTTTCTTCTGCTTGTAGTCTTTAAGCAACGCCCTCTCTTCCATCTTGCCAAGTTCGGCTATTGCATATAATTCGGATTCTGTCATTGGAATATCTCTGTATTCGCAGGCTAACGAACTGATAATACTATTCATTGCTGACTTATATCCGTCAATATACCCTTGAGACTGACCTAGGATATAGTTGACCTCTGATTCTGTTATATCGTCTTTCATAAGCACTTCGTCAGCTACAATTATGTCCCAAGACCTCATATTGCTGTATATCTCTTGCTCTCTTTCATTAAGATTATCAAGCATCTTTTGAGCCGATTCTCTCTCTATTCTGATTTCTTCTAGTTCCAAGTTCATCATTTTTTCTTTGCTCCCTTCTATCATTTTGTCCCTCGCTTTCTGCGTTTTCTTCCCAATATCTAATCATTCTTTACCTCAATCCCTGTACACTCTCTGAATTTGTCAGCGTCAAAGTTTGGTAGCATTATAATAGCCTTTTTTTCTTCTTCTAACAGTTCATCCCACCATTTCTGCTTATCTTCTGTGGTTACTACGAAAGTCTTGATATAACCACCGATGGTCTTGTGTTCGGGGTGCTTTTCTTTTTCTTCGTCCGTCATATAGAGGGCATAGACGAAGCTTGAATGGGTATAAGGGCAACATAACATGATGTCTCTTGCGTACGATTTAATCCAATCATCCATAGTCCAATCTGATTCTTTGTCGAAGAGTTTGATTGTTGGATTCTTGGAAGTACAGAATACGCCGCTATTCCAGTTACCGCTATTCCAGTCACCGCTATTACTGTTACCGCTATTCCAGTTACCGCTATTACAGTCACCGCTATTCCTGTTACCGCTATTACAGTCACCGCTATTCCTGTTACCGCTATTCCAGTTACCGCTATTCCTGTTACCGCTATTCCTGTTACCGCTATTACAGTCACCGCTATTCCAGTTACCGCTATTACAGTTACCGCTATTCCTGTTACCGCTATTCCTGTTACCGCTATTACAGTTACCGCTATTCCAGTCACCGCTATTACTGTTACCGCTATTCCAGTTACCGCTATTACAGTCACCGCTATTCCTGTTACCGCTATTACAGTCACCGCTATTCCTGTTACCGCTATTCCAGTTACCGCTATTACAGTCACCGCTATTCCAGTTACCGCTATTACAGTTACCGCTATTACAGTAACCAATACTAGATTCTGACAGATTGCTCTTTTCTCTTGGATTCTTTACCTCTTTCACAATTGCAATCTTGTTGGTACAGAATTTCACATCATCATCTGTTGCGACATCACCGATAGCTTTTACCTCGCAGATACGAGTGTCCTCGCTCATACTGTAATAGTTGTAACAGTCTACTAATGACTTACAAAAGTGATAACCTCTTTCACATGGTATTGGTTTACCTTCCATCTCATATGTTTTGCCGATTTCATACCTCATATCTCGGCAGGTTAAGTCTTTATTAAATGCCTTATAGCCTTTTACTGTTTTCATTTATCATCCTCACTTTCTGCCTTCAGCTTTGTGTATAAGGCTTCTTTTTCGCAAACACCGTCCTCCCACAACCAACAAGCATCACAACCTGCTGGTTGGTCAGATATATTATCACATAGGACTTCGACTATATTCTTTAATTCGCTAATTTTTTCTTTATCTGTCATATCTTATCCTCACTTTCTGTCAACTCATTTAGAAGTTCTAAGCAATGTTTATATGAATTTGCTTTTGCTTTTCTTATTTCGGCTGTATAAGGATTAGGGTCTGTAGTTTTTTCATTCCAAAACTTAATCTCGTTTTCTATTTCCTCTCTAGCCTGTTTAACCTTGTCAAGAACAGGTTCTTGCTCTAGCTCTTCAACCCATTGTTGAAACTCTCGCCTTTCTGCTCTTGTTAGATTTCCAATATCATTATTTTCTTCGTAATTCAAAAGCTCTTTTAACAAATTGGTTTTTTCTTCTCTTGTCATATTCCCTCCAAATTTAAAAAATCCACTAACCAAATAATGGCTAGTGGAATGTGCGTAAGAAGTATTATATTTTTATGAAATATTCATCTTTGCTTTTAGTGCTTCTTGTAGGACTTGAGAAAAATTGATATCAGCTTTAATTGCCAATTCATTCAACCACTCTGGAATGGTTAATGTCTTTTTTACTGCCTTATCATTGTTTCTCTTTTGATATTCTAATGTATCACAGGAAATAATATTAACAAATGACTCTCCAGAAGTCTTAATATTCTTTTGATCAGACGGTTCTGGTATATCCCTTTTATCTCTCTCGTAAGAGTAAAGGGTTAAAGCTAGAACGTCTTCTGCCATATACAGAGCATCCATTAATGAATCACCTGAAGTATAACAATCCGGAATATCAGGAAAATACACATCATACAATCCGTTTTCCTCTTCTGTAAATATTGCTGGATATAAATATTTAGCCATCTGTCTACCTCCTTTGTATCATAAAGCCTTTGCAGATGTCAGGGCTTATTTAAGCCCTGCATCCTTTAATATCCTATTAACTGTACCATTTGCCATCTCTTTGCTCTGGTGTCTTGGAACTCTGAATTTCTTATCTGTTAAAGGACTATACCATTCATCATGTTCCTTACCGTGTTGCAATAAATAACATCCTGCCTTTTTAAGTTGTTTTGTTAATTCAGATACTTTCAAAAGCTTATCTCCTTTCTTGTTTTGTTATATATATTATAATACGTATTTATACGTATGTCAACAAGAATTTTAAAGTTTTTTCACTAGCCATTATTCAGTTGTCAATGTACTGCTGCATCTATAACTCTAACGCTTTGTCAAGTTTCTTTTCTATTAGGTCGTATTGCCTGTTATATTCCTCGTATCTCTTGTATGCGTTATTAGCTTTTTCTAATAGTGCCAGCTTTTCGCCTAAATCTTCTGTATCATTTGCCTGCTGCACGAAACTGATATATTCTTTCAATGCTTTTTGAGACGCTTTGGAAGCTGTCTTCGATGCATCAATTAAAGCATCCGCTCTTTTTTGTGCTAACCATATAAAAAATCTATCCTTGTCTGCCGGTATCCGATAGCCACCACCTAATCCTTCAACGCCAAAGAAGTAATCTATTAACTCCTGTTTTGTTGCATCAGTTATCTTGTATTTATGTTTCATCTACCGTCTCCTTATAATATCAATCTCTTCTTTCCTCATCCGCAATAACTCCCTTCTACTCAAATAATACTGCCATAAGACTGCCTATTGTTGTTGAAACTATTGTCATCATCGACAATGAACCGAATAAAAGGGCCCAAAACGCTTTTTCCTTTGTTTTGAGTAGTTCCGTTCCGAGAAAATCAAGATTACGTTCCAACATAGCGACTGCACCGTGAAGATATTTGATTTCATCTTCCAACTTCTCAACATCTATTTTATGTTCTCCCATATTATCCCTCCTGTATATGTAACACGCCCCTGCTACAGTATCTGCAGTATATAAGTTATTTTCGAAGGAGATTTTAAGATAACAAATAATTAATTGCAGGGGCGGTATTACCATTACATTGTGAGCATCTTCGCTTTTACTGCCGCGAATATTGCTCTTTCTCTTCATTTTTCTTCTTCATTTTTCTCTTCATCCTTTTCGAATAGTTCACTTGTGCCGTCTAAGAGCTTCTCTTCCTCTTCAGTCAGCTGCCATCCCCAGAGGCTGAATATATCGAAGATGCCTTTTAGTTTTGTTGCACATTTATCATCGTAGTGGTTGTTATAATCCGCAATATCGTAAAAAATGTCTGCTTTAGACGCTAATGGAAACAAAATCCTATGATGTATAGGCATTGTTCTTATTTTCTGCCTAAAATTTTCTCTTTGTTCTTCTTCTATGTTGTAATAATAATTATCAGCAAAATAAGTTATCATTCTTTGTTCAGATATCTCTAATGGGAAATAAATCGACAATCCTAATATCTTCTCATACAATTCTTTATCCGGCTTTACATCGTTTATATGTCCGTCGATAATCTCTTCTACCAGCCGTCTTAGCCTTGTTAGACATGATTCTACTATCTGCTTCATAAGCCCAAAGTTAGCCGTAATTCTCTCATAATCCTCGTCCTCGTCAATCATAGCATCTATATCTTCATCTTCAGTTTTCTCTTTAGGCTTAATAATATATACATGGTTGTATGAACGGAAATACATGCTATCGTCAGTAACCTTGGCGAGTACTTCATCCTTGGTGTGTTCCTCGTTAAGGTAAAAAGTCACGTAATCGTACTTGCCCCAGTAGTTCCTTTGTATGTCCTCTGGAGCTTCTTCGATTCCTGCCTCCTTTAATACTACTTTAAAAGCTTCATATCTGTTTTCCCTCTTCTCTTCATCAACTGTACTTCTTACAAGCCAGTCAATATCATTAGCTGTCTTAGCTTTAGATAAAACCTCGTTTCTCTTATCAATGCTCTTGATCTGTTCAAGCTTGTATAGATCTGTTAGGGAGAGCTGGAATGCTTCATCCTCGTTTTTCTCCTTTAAGAGTTCCTTGTCAAGCTTAGCAATATTGAGCCTACGCTTGATTGTTGTCTCAGAAAATCCTGTCTTTGTGACTAAGTCCTTTTCTGTATATCCAAGGTCCATAACCATCTGGAAGCCTTCCGCCTGTTCAAATGCGGTAAGGTCTGCACGCTGCATATTTTCTTCGAGCATTGTGGATACTTGCTCTTTCTTATCCATCCCGGATATTATTCTGCATGGCACTTCAGTAAGTCCTGCTGCCTTTGCAGCTGCATATCTTCTGTGGCCAATTAACAGCGTGTATCCATTAGTGTACGCTAATTCATTCTCCCAGTGTCCCGGTACCACTGTAAGATTCTGCATTAGTCCATTTTTCTTAATAGACTTAGTCAGTTCTTTAATATCCCCTATGTCTTTTCTGGGATTGTCTTTGTTTGGATATATCTCAGATATATCAATCATTACCAATTTATCGTTCATCACACACCGTCCTTTCTCTTGATCGTGTCTACCTTGCCGAACACTTTGACGAATATTCCTAGTAATTCATGACTTATGTCTGCCATAAGGAACCTGCTGCCCTTGTCGAATATATACAGCATCAATTCGTCACTTGTCTCATTAACCCAGATACTTCTTTCAATTGTGTAGATATGTCTATCCCTCATCAGATTCCTCCGGCATAAAATGGATTATTATCTCCCCACACATATCTAACGCCTGGTCCCACCCTACTTTCATAGCGTTCAGCTCTTCCTGAGTAGGATTAGGCATCTCGTTGAGATTGCCGCAAGGCACTATTTGCTTCAGCTCATCAAATTGTTTAAGTATCTTGTCTCTCATTGCTATCCCCCCTTAGTTAATTTTCTCTCCAGTTCATCAAAATCATAGTCTCTGGATTCAAAGTTATTGAATTTGTTAGGCTTACCTTTATTCTTGACCTGCTTTCCCTTATTGTCATAATTGCCGTCGAGAGTCTTGGCCATGTTAGCGTCTTTGATTAACCAATCGAAGTTAGCGGTCCAGTCTCTATCGTTACCACCCTTAAGGAAGTTGGATGCTTCTGCCTTTTCGAATAATCGCCTGAAATCATCAACGCTATATTGTCTGAGTCTTGCCTTGATTGCTTTTTTGCGCTTATCGGATAGTGTTGTCACTTTGGGCAATGACACGCAGGTGTCATTATACATATCAACTATCTGTTGATATGTTATATTCTCATTCTTATTCTTATCTTCTTCTCTTTCTAGGGAGTTAACGTTAACTTTACTGTTAACTTTACTGTTAACATCATCGTTAGTTTTACAGGCTAGTTGCTTCTGTTTTTCACGATATTCGTGCATGTACTCGCGCATATACGCTTTTCTGCTTTCAAGCTGATCAAGGTCTTGATGCTTCCCCCAGTTGGGTATAGTGATCACGTCATCAATAATTTCCACCATACCAAACCTTTGGAAAGTTTCTAACGCAAGCCTGACTGTAGACTCCTTGCGTCTAAAGATGGTCGCTAACATCTCATCTGTATAAGGGAAATTGTCTTTGAACATGAAGACACCACTGTTATTAGATTTACCTGCAAGAGCCAGCAGTTTGAACCATATAACAATTATCGAATCTGCTTCAGGCAGAGATTCAATCATCAGCATCTTTTCATCATCGAAGATGTCTGTTGCTATTTTTATCCATTTAACTTCTGCCATCTTATATCTCCATTCTGTATTGATTAACATCTGACCTATCCAGCCAGCTTAAGCACTTTCTAACTTTGTGTTCTATTTCCCTGGCTCTCGATAGTTCTTTCTTGCAATAGATACTTACCTCAGTTAAGTCATCAGGAGTAGCTATGAAGTATCCGTCACCAAGATTGATGATCGGTGGCTTACTATTATCAAGATTAGCTTTATGAATAAGGTCTCTTACCTTCCGATCAGTTAATCCCGACTCAACTTCTAAGCTCTTTCGGCTTTTGGCATTGTCTTTGCCATATCTGATATATGTCCGGATGTCTATTTCCTTTTTTTCTTTTTTCATAAGCTCTCCCTTCTTCAATTGCCCTATCTAATATATCCTGGAATCCTTTGGATTCCTTATCCGGGACAGAATATGTCGGAGTAGGTCGCTTGCCATACAATATATCCGTGTCCCGGGAAATCCCATTTAAGTTAATCAATATAACCTCCTTCCTGTACCGCCTAAAAACAAGGCGGTACCAAGAATCGTGGTATATATTCAGAGGTAGCTCCTGCCAAATGTATTGATAAACTGCTGCCTGCTTCCGTTCTTCTCTTCCCAGAGCTCTTGCGTTAACTGTTTTAGCTCCGTATCTAATTCCTTGTTGAAATGCACTCCGAAGTCAGACATATTGTGATGTGCTTCGCACAGATACACCCAACATCCATATTTCTCGGAAATGGTTCTATTGCCGGTGCCGTAGAATATATGATGTCTATGCAGGTTATATGTATTGTGGCAGAAGTAACACTCCCTCTTATTGCTTACTATTGACTTCATCTTGGCTATCCCACAGCTTCTTCATCTGTCCTATCTCATCAGGTGGAAGTGTCTCAATGTCGAGTTGCTTTGCCTCCTGAACAATTCCATCAATAAAGACTGCCATTTCTTTGCTGTCATAAGTAGAAGAACCAAACAGTATCTTCCACCAGCATGCCTTTTGGCCATTCAAATTGCCTTCGTGCATAAGCTTGTAATACTCATGCAGTTTTTTTAACTTGACCCCTTGAGCGGTGATAACAATCTCGGACTGGCCATAATCTTCAAGCATCTGCTCGTAGACTTCTTGCTTAGAAAGGCTCATGGCATCAGCTATCTTTGTTATAAGAACCCATGCGTATGAATTTGCATTTCGGCTCCTTTTATTGTGGTGTACTCGTATATCGAATAGCTTAGCGCTTTGGTTCTGAAGCCATTCTATAATCTGTCTTTTGTTACCTGTCATCTTGTTCGCCCATGTATTCGAAGTAATCTAGGTTGACCTTCGCTAATACCTTTCTTACATTATTTCTTGACCTTGTAGCCTTCATAATGAAGTCAATAGTCTTTTCATCTGTGTCGCACAAAGTCACTACCGACTGCACCGTTCCGTATTCTTCGCCAAACACGGTGTCAAGCAGCACGTTATCTCCTATCTTTAGTTTCGAGAATGCAGGAGCTCTATAAAGAAAATCTCCCATGCCTTGCTTGACCAACACGAAGTCAAACCATTGCTTTTCTTTATTCATAATTACTCTCCTCTATATATGTTCAATAATATCTTTGATAGCCTGCAGGACACTATCGCCGGCGATGTTAACTTTCTTCTGGAATCCATTCTCGTATGTAATCACGGCTGTATCTCTCTCAGTGCTATCAACCTTGTTAATATTAATTCCTTTAATGTTCAATTCCGCAAATTTATTCAATATGCTCCCAAATTGATATACAGCTTCACTCCTCTTATCGATGGGCGCACTGCAATGTAGAAATTCACTCATAGCAGTATATAGTCCTCCCTTCTTGATCATAAAATCCGGATCCTTGCCGAAACTCTGCTGCATAGAGCACGTTCTCCGGAATAATCTTGTTAATGCTTCCAGGACCCTCTTCCATAAGTTCCATGAGAGCAGCTGCCACTTCATATTCAATATCCGTTGGCTCCTCTCGATACAGAAATTCTATACAGTCATATTGCCCAGGATCATAGACCACATCCGTTACGGTGTTAGGATATTTGCTGCTCCATACTCTATTAACAATGACACTTCCGGTCTTCCAGCAAGCCATCTCGCCATCTACTTCATTGGAATTCTCACAATGAAGCACCCTGGCAAATAGATCTAACTCTTCATAATGCTCATCAGACTTGGGTTTATATTCATAATGAACATAAGTCGGGTGATTAACTTCTTCTATGTATTGCTGCTCGGCTTCAACCTCTTTGGCCAAAGCCTCCATAAGCACAAGTCGCACTGCTGCTTGCCTTTCTTCAATCTCCTTTTGTTCTTTTTTTTGCTTATCAATCATAAGAAAGATAGTTGCAACTGATAGAATGACCAGCATGATAATGACTGTGTATATAACAGGTTTCTTATATATCCGAAGTCTATTAGCTATCTCTTCTTTCTTTGTATATTTTCCATACTTCTTCATTGTTATCCCGATTTCTCCTTTCCTACATCAATGTTCCCATTGCATTTGGAGTTTTTAATATTCTTCTTTTCTCGTAGTTTCCTGGAATAAATGGTTGCGACAGGGAATCCCCTTGTACAACAATGGCATTTATACCAAGCAAACTAAACTGTATATAGCTCATATAAACCGACAACCAATCTATATCTTGTGCAACTACTTTAAGGTTTCTCTGATAATTAATACCGCTATCTTTCATTACTTTTGCTACTGCAATGACCATTCCTCCACCGCCCACAGAAGGCTCAAACATCTCAACCTTCTTCTTGAGATACTCATCTTGATTGACCCTGGCGACCATCTCTGACAAATGAAAAGGTGTAAAAAATTGTCCTGTTGATGAATTGCCACAACCAGACTCCATGTATATCTCTCCAAGTAAATCCGTCATGTTCTCTTCGTATGCTAGGGGCAGTATGGCGGTCATGCTAAATATTTTTTCTTTTTCAGAATCTTCATATTTCGAAAAAATACTTGTATATAAATCCTCTCTCTGTTTCCATAAGTCATCGTGGAACAAGCAACAACTATTTTGTATTGCTATAGCCAACATTTCGCACCAGTCTCTAAAAATCTGATAAGGTGAGTATTTGCCGGATATTTTTTGTATAGAGTTAACTATCTCTTGCTTATAATTCATCTAGCTTCTCCTATTAGCGAACGTATCGCTGATGCATTAATTTCATTTGTTCATCATTCAGATCTAGGTATATCTGGGTTGTTGATAGATTTGCATGCCCCAGCATTCTTGATACCATTTCTATTGGCATACCATTTTGTAGTGCATTGGTGGCACAGGTACGCCTAAACTTATGAGGATGTGCTTTTACGTTAACTTTTTTGCCAATTTTCCTTATGATGGCTTCTACTGTGCCCTTGTCACAATGTTTGTCTACTTCTACATTGCTTGGGTCTGTATACCAGCTTGCTGCACGACTCTTAGGTATCCTTTTGTCTATTTGCGTTATTGAAATCATTTTAGGGAAAAGATAAATGCTACAATCCTTTCTTTCACTCATGTACTGCTCATAAGCGTACTTAGCGTTGGCATTCATATATACATATCTATCTTTATCTCCTTTTCCGTGAACCAGAATACTGTAATCATCTTGTATTTCATCAATCTTAATATTAACCAGCTCGCTGACACGGCAACCGGTACTAAGTAGTATTTCAAATATAGCTTTTTCCCGGTTGGTTGTAAGATGATTTCTCATTGCTACCACTTCATCATCCTTAAAAGCTTCTTTTTGTGTTTTCTTTTGCTTCATAGTGTCTATAGCAATCATGGGATTTCGGCTAATAATATCTTCTCCATGTAGATATGCGAACAGGCTCGATAATACTCTTTTTTCATTGCCTATCGTCGTATTCGATACACCGTCTCTGATTCGCAATGCAATGTATAAGCGTATATCGTCAGCAACAATTTCTTTTACATGCTTATTAATGCGAGGCAGGATTCTATCAAGTTCAGTTGCATAATATTTAAGTGTTCTGTCTGTACATCCCTTCGTTTTCTTCGCTATCAGGAACTTGCGTACATAATATTCATTATCTTCAGCTTTGTATTCAGCAATCTCAGTATTCTTTTTTGTTACATCATAGTGTTGCAACGCAATATACAGGGCATTGCTAACAGCCATCTGGTCAGTAACATAATCTGATATGCTTAGTAATAATTCATCAATTAGCTCCATCACTTCTCCTTTTCTCCCATGACAATATAAGCGATATCTTCCGGAAGCATTCCCAGCTTACGTGCCAGCTCCTGAAGCTCTTCTATGGTCATAGTGAGGCGCTGACCTCTTAAGCGATTATTCCAAGCTTGCGGAGTCAATTGTATTAGCTTGCCTATGTCTTTTTGTGAGAGTACTTCATCTTCGAAGTACTTTGGAATCGTCTTCATAAGCGCCATATATTGCTTATGACGGATATTATCTCGCGAAGTAATATTCGCAAACTTTTTCATCGCCATATTAATGTCCCTTTCTTATTTCTAAACAATCATCAGAGGGTTCATGATAATAACAGGGGCTGATAGTTATTGATCATATGTAGAAACTTAAGAACTGGTGCTGCGGGGGTGCACCTTACTCTTCTAATGAACCCTCTGATCATTATTCAGTTATAAAATGTGTTGAGTTGTGCCCCTGTCATCAGTAATTATTAATATTAAGGCTGTAAAGCCTTAATATTATCTGATATGCGTAGTATATCAGGCGCTAACGTCATTTGTTGATTTTTTATCAACATCAATCGTAAAAAAAATTTTTTCTCTCTCAGTTATTGAAATATTAAGTAGATTGCATAATATAAGGATCTCTTTTACGGAAAAATCCGTTTTTCCATTGATTTTATTATGAAACCCTTGCTTGGATAATCCCATGTGCTCTGCTATATATCCCTTTTTAAGTCCTGATTTTTCAATATATTTTTGTAATAAAACTATGTTGGTCATGGATTTCTCCTTCCTAAATTTTTGTTGATGTTTTATCAACATCTGACTTCATAATATATCACTAGTGATTTTATGTCAACAACTTTTTTATTTTTTATCAAAAAAAGTTGACGAATTATCAATTGATTATTATTATTGGTAATAGAAGAGGACTTATAATTCATAAAGAAAGGCGTGTATTATGACAGTCGGAGAAAGAATCAAAGAGCGTAGGTTAGCTCTAAAAATGTCACAACAAGAATTAGCAGATAAACTAGGCTATACGTCAAGATCTACTATTAATAAGATAGAAAATGACGCCAATAACCTTAGACAGCCTAAAATAATGGATTTTGCCAAAGCACTAAAAACAACACCAGGCTACTTAATGGGTTGGGAAGATAAGGAAGAATCTGAACACCACTACATTGATGAAAAGACTCGCCAGATAGCCCAGGAGATTGCTGACAATAAAGAGCTGGGCTTATTATTCGATGCAGCTCGCACTGCTGCCCCGGAAGATCTTAAGACAACACATGATATGTTACTCGCCCTGAAGCGTAAGGAACAAAATGATGAAGAGCCTTGTTAGTTAGAATTAGGAGAGATTCTATGATACATACCAGTGAAAACATTAATACTGTGCTGCTGCCTATGGCATATAATGTCAAAGGTTGCTCCTGCGCTAATGAAGACGGAAGCTATACTATCATAATCAATAGTCGCATTCCGGAGTCGCAACGCATGGAAATATATATGCATGAGCTTAGGCACATTATATCCGGAGACTTTGGATGTGATGATGTAGATCTGACTGAAGCTGAAGCGCATAGAAAGGGGACAAATTATGAAGATAGAGAAAAGGGGCGATAAATATCGGATACAGCCATATGTCAATGGCAAGAGACATTCTATTACATTTGACCATAAGCCTAGCCAGAGAGAAATTAATGAGATTCTGGAAGAGCTTGATACCACTATTAGTGGTGAATCTACATTCGAAGCTGCTGCCCTGGCTATGATTGATGATAAGAACAACGTACTAAGTCCTTCCACCATCAGAGGCTATCACAACATCCTTAAGGGGCTTAGTGATTGGTTCAAGAGCCTGACGATAATCTTAATCACCTCAAATGAGATACAGCGAGAGATTAATCAGCTCTCTACTCAGAAGTCAGCTAAGACCGTATCCAATTACTATGGTTTTATCTCTGTGGTCTTATCTTACTATAGACCTTTTACCAATTTCAGTGTGAAGTTGCCAGCTAAACAGCTGAGGATAGATTACATACCTAAAGCTGAAGATATTAAGATACTGCTGCATGATTGCCTTCATAATGGATTCGGTGAGAAATACGCTTTTCCTATTATGCTTGGTTGCTTCGGAATGCGTCTTGGAGAAGTAACAGCTCTGACAGATGAAGATATCGATACCGCAACTTGTATGATTGTGATTAACAAAACTAAGGTACTCAATAACACTAATGAATATGTTATCAAACATGCTGCTAAGACAGATAAATCTAATCGCATCATTCAAGTATCCGGACAATGCATTGAAGCATATGAGCGATATGGATTATATGACGGATATCCTAAGACTATTAGCGACTACTTATCCAGGAGAGAGTCCGCACTAGGATTAGAGCACTTCTCTTTCCACAAGCTCCGACACTACTTCGCTTCTGTATCAATAGATCAGGGCATACCGCTATCAACTATACAGGAGTTCGGAGGATGGTCGTCTCCTAGGACTCTGCAGAGGATCTATCAGCATAATATGAGAGATTATAACGAGATATCCAGCGCTATCAGCTCAACTCTTGATATATCACTAGCATAA